GCTCATTACAGCAGCAGTAACACCTGTAATTGATGCAGTGTTAATATCGCTAGCAAGTGCTGTAATAGTTGTGCCTGCTAGGGTTACTGTTGTGCCATTTATAACAATACTGTTACCGTTTGTTAATGTAGGACTTGCAGTTGTTCCAGCAATAGTTGCATGTGAATTTTGCCAGCTGGCGCTTCCTACAAGGACCCATGAGTTGTTACGGTTTTTATAATAAGCTGGATTGCTAGCATTTGTTGCAACAATAGCATAATCACCAACAGCACCGATGCTTGTCTTTGGGACACCGCCTGTTAAATCACTTGTGCTTGTTATTACTGTTGGAACTTTGTTAGTAAATGTTCCTGCTGTCTTACTCCATTCGAAGATGCCCCAGCGTGTGTCCGCACCAGTGTCTAACCAAATTGTGCCGTTGCTTGGCACACCTAATGGTCTACTTAATGAACTTGCAAGTTCACCTAGGTCAATGTCTGCTCTTGTTACATAAGCACGGTTGCTTACACCAAGTAAACTGTATGCAGCCATAAGACCGTATTCGTTAATTTCATAACCATGGATTGGTGTTCCAGTTGCACTTTGATAAAATGCTGGGTTTCCAAATGTGGTTACCAAATCACGCTGACTGCTAATTAAATATGTTTTGCCTGCGTTAGCGGCTGTTGTTCCCGCGGCTGTGCCTGTGCCACTGCCTGCAGTCTTGTCCTGTGCTGTTGCTACTATAATTGCGGCAACTGTGCCGGCCTCGTTAGCAACATAGTTGCTTTCGTCAATTACTGTAACCTCTACGCCTGGAGATACTAATGCCATGTTTTATTCCTTTGCAAAGAATTTCTTTATAGTATTTATTATAATGTACTAGAAAACACGGTATTAGGGCATCCCTTTAAAGGTTCGTTAAATAAATAGCGTATGAGGCCTGTATGTAATAACTGCAAAATTAATCCTAGAGCAGTGAACTATCATCTAAAAGGAAAAGTCTACTATAGGAAATTATGTGAAAGTTGTCACAAAATTGCAGCAAAGAAAAAGGTGCAGGAAAAGCCTAGATGGCAACTAGCAGGTTACAGGAAAAAACCTACTTGTGAAAAATGTGGTTTTAAACCTAATATGTCTGAGCAACTGACAGTTTATAGTATAGACAGAAACCAACAGCATATAAACGTAAAAAATTTACGCACTGTTTGTCTTAATTGTAATTTTGAATTGGCTAGGACTGGTTGGACGCAAGGAGATCTTGAAGAAGATCTGTAACTGTGGCTTGCAGGTCCGCTAGTGTCCCATCATTAGTGATAAGATAATTTGGCGTAATGCTGCACCAACTATATTCACTTGCATGTACATCTGGATAAACTTGTGGCATACTAGCAGGATCACGCTCTGCTAAACCAAACCATTCTGGGTCCTCGCCACGTTTAACTCTAACAACTACGCCGCCCTGTCTGCGAATCATATTAATTTCGTTAGGAAAACGTGCGTCTGTGATTACCACATCGTGTTTTGCATCACGTAGTCTGGCTTCCATACTGAGTATCCAGGTATCCTGATGAAAGTGGTCTCTAAAAACTTCTGTGCCTAGAAGCTGCAATGCTAGACGTGGGCTAAATTCTGGAATGTTTAGTCGTTCTGCCCACCATGGGTCTACAACTTCACGCCACGCTCTACTTTCTGAAGTAACTCCTTCTAGTAGGTCTCTGTCCCAGTTAAAAATACTTGCTGCTGCGTCTTTTAATGGTGTTGCAAAACTGGCTTGCACAAAGCCTTGCTCTATAAGCATATCGCCCACAGTGCCTTTTCCTGACCCAATAAGTCCTACAAGTCCTATAATCATGTCTATATTATAACAAGTTAGTGTGTGTTAGCCAATAATAAAAGAAAGTGGATCCGAACCATCTACAAAGTTCTTTAGTTCTTCTTCTAGCACTTGCATCTCGCCCTGAGCTTCTGCTTTTAGCGTGTCGCCATTTAAGCTAGTGCCACCCTGTGGACCAGCAATAGTGCTAAACTTGCTTCTTGCTTCGCCTAGTGTATACTTTGCCATTGCTAAACTGTAATCTTTTATCCAGGGCTTTACATAGTTGTCTTGTAGTAGTCTTTGCTCTGGTCGTGTATTATAACACCAAAGCACTACTTGTTCACCACTTGCATTAAATTTACGCAGTAGTGTAAGTACCTTTGTAACATGATTCCATTCGAAGTTTACAAATCCGCCAAATAGTCTTGCACTAAGTTCTTGATACTGATAGTACATTTCGTAGGTTGCTTGTCCTCCTACACGCCCTGCTTGTAGCAAGTATGTATTAACAAAGGCTGCTTCAAAAGGTTCAAACTGTGTGCCTGTGTCAGCACTGCCACTGCCTACGCTACGACGGAATACCTGTCTTACTTCTTGGATCTCGTCGGGCAGTACATACTCTTGCTGTTCTTCAACTAATCCTAGAAAAACATAACTACTTTCTGTGCTGGACATTGCACGTTGGCGATAACGTTCAACTGCTTTGTTAATGCACATATCATAGTGCGCTGGATCAAGTTCAACATCAACCATATCGCCGCCTAGGCGAAGGTAAATGTAGTCTTGTACGTCTTTGCGTAGAGTAGTTAAGTCTGTAGCCATACGAGTTTCCTTATACTATATTTATTAGGAAACCTTTAGCAACACTGTATGTTCGTTAAATCTACCGTTCATTTTAGTTTCAGTAGCCTTGATGTTATCCAAAAACTTTCGCAATGCTACTTTGCCGCTACCCATAAACTCCTTGAGTTGTTCTTCTGGTTTACGCAAGGTCTTTTGTACACTTTCATCTTCATTAAATCCTACAAGTGTAGTGCCCTTAACACTAAGACCACTTCCTTCTCGTCCCATGCCAGTAGGATCAATATTAGCGGCTACATATTTGCCAATCTTTCTAGTCTTGGTGTTAAACACCCAGGCTTCACTAGCACCAACAATTTGTATAGGATCAACACTAACAATCTTGTATCGTGCATCGTCTTTTTTAAGTTTAAGTTTTGCTACTTGTTTATCTGCACTCTTGGGCCTTGGCTTACGAGTAGCTCTTGAAACCCTTTTAAGATTAGCATAAGCGTCTAAGTCACTAAACAAACTTTCATAAAACTTTATTATCTGCTTAATTTCTGCTTTAGTATAGTTAGAGTAACCTTCTTTAAGATCTTCTGGACAATCCTTTTCTGTTAGAGTTTTATACTCTGCTACTATAGGCTCATAATATCCGCGAATTTTGTTTATGTGAGCTTGTGCTACATTGTTCTTTTTAAGATAATCAAATAACTTGGGCGCATCCTTACTTGGCTGTTCATCTACCCAGGTCTCTATTTCGCCTATTATTTCGCTGAGTTGTTCTGCCATGCGTTCCTGAATGCTAGGTTTGTAAACTTCAGCTTTAACCTTTTCTACCTTTGCTTTTTTTACTACGACTGTTTTGCCTGACTCTGCCAACTCAGTAAATCTAGTATTCATCCAATCTACTGATTCTTCTGGAACTGGGTCTACATCTTGAAGTTGTGAGTAATAACAATAAGACGCAATATTGCTACTTACAAATTTGTAATCTGGATTGCTAAGAATAGCTTGTGAAGTTTTTTTGTCGTAGGTTTTGCGGATATAAGTTTTAATTATAGGTGCAAATTCTTTATTGTCCACATACATGTGAGCAATTTGCTGAAATTTACGAAATCCTTTTGCGGTTGGTATAGCAGCGAAACCACTCTTAACCCTACGTGGAGCAGCGGCCTTCTTACGCTTCTTGGTTGCTAGTGCCATAGTATTCCTCCATGCCTTCAATGAGGCTGACAACATCAGCAGTGTCTAGATTGTCTATAGACTCATTTGCTACAACTTCAACCCATTCACGCTGGAACTGTGATAAGGGTAACAATTTTCCGTGCCGGTTGTCAAATACATTTGACATTATTTACGCTCCTACAATGCAAATTCCAATTGGACTGCGGTATCCACTGGCATCTCAGCTTCAATCATGTCTGCAATATCATTAAACATTTCATAGTAATCTACACGAGAACGGCAAAAGTCTATAACTTCACGATAACAAATAGCATCTACAAAGTCCCAGTTAATGCTACCATCAGCTTTGCGGTTATCTTCGTTATCTACAGCACCACGCATTTGGCTTTCTAAAATGGAGTAAATCATCAGTTGGTCCTTGTTGTTTAACTATACATAAGATAACACAGATACACAGATAGTCAACCAGAAAAACCACTAAATACTATAACTGTAGGAGTTTTCTATGCCTCGTATAAGCATGTGGAAAGAGGGTGCACACACCTCAGATTTCAAATTCTTTGATCGCAACATTAGAGAGATGTTTACTGTAGGCGGCACAGGAATTTCAGTACACAAATATCTTGGTATTCTTAATCAAGGAAGCACAAACGATGCTACGCAACCCAATGTTGCAGAGGACGATCCACTCGCTATACAAGATTTATTATTTTTAGAAAACCGAGATCGCAAGTATGAACAAGACATTTATAACCTCAGAGGCATTTATAATGTCGCAGACACGGACTTTGATTTAAGTCAGTTTGGATTATTCCTACAAAACGACACGTTGTTCATTACATTCCATTTAGCAGACATGGATAGAATACTGGGCAGAAGACTTATGTCTGGTGACGTTCTTGAATTGCCGCATCTGAAAGACTATAATAGTTTAGATACTAGTTTAGAAGTTGCTCTAAAAAGATATTATGTTGTACAAGAAGGTACAAGACCCACAGAGGGGTATAGTCCTACTTGGTGGCCACATCTATGGCGTGTAAAATGTACTCCACTAGTAGACAGTCAAGAATACAATGACATTCTAAACAAGATACAGATTGACGAGAACACTGGTGAAAGCACAGACAAAACACTACGAGACTTACTCAGCACATACAAAAAAGAGCTGGAAATTACAGATGCAGTTGTTGAACAAGCTGAAGCAGAGGTTCCTAAAAGCGGTTACGATACAAGCAGATACTATGTAGTACCAGCAGACGAAACTGGAAAACCTCTAGAGCCTAAAGGTTATACATCTGATGTAACTACCATTACTACTGACAGCAACTTGGTAACTACAGACAGTACTAGAATAAGCCCAGAAAACGCAAATGCATATAGTGGATATCTTGTAGGTGACGGAATTGCGCCGAATGGTGAGAGTGTTACAATGGGCACTAGTTTCCCAACTACCTCAGTAGAGGGAGATTATGTATTGAGACTGGACTTCCTGCCCAACAGACTATTTCGTTTCGATGGCAGACGTTGGGTTAAAGTAGAAGATAGTGTAAGAACACCACTAACTCCAGGTACTGGTCAGCGTCAGATAGATACATTTATTAACAATACAGCAACAACAACTAGAGACGATAATGTTGTTGTACCTCAACGTGTTGGTTTAAGTGATATATTACGTGCTAGGGAAGATGACTAATGCCACAGCAATTTTTTTATGACCAGCAGATTAGACGCTTCCTACTACAGTTTATTAGGGCATTTAGCAACTTTCAGGTTGAATATGGTCAGGACAGAGATGGAAATACTACACTTGTAACAGTGCCTGTTAGGTATGGAGATGCTACTAGAATAGTCAGCGGCATTATTAGAGACAATAGTGAAAACAAAATAAATCCTAGCCCTATGATTAGTTGTTATGTAAGCGGCATGGAGTATAGCCCAGAACGCAGACAAGAACCAACATTTGTAGACAAGCGTCATATAAGGATGCGTCAGTACAATCAGGATACAGGCGAGTATACTACACAACAAGGCAATGCGTTTAGTGTAGAACGACACATGCCAGTTCCTTATAACCTAACAATGACTACTGATATCTGGACCAGTAATACTAATCAAAAGTTACAATTACTAGAACAGA